CTGGAATATTTTGAAAATTTGGATTTTCATTAAGGGGTGTTATTACAGAATTATTCATACTTCCAAATGAAAAATTAGCATTGCTTCCAGGATCTAATAATCCTGGTAATTGTGCCATTGGTTGGTTTGGTTGTGGTTGGTATTTCATACCAGGGTTAAATGGTTGGTTACTCCCTGCTAAAGTAGCTAAACTACCAAGACCACCAGCAGGAAGTTGTGGTGTGTAGTTAGCTATTGATGCTCCACCACCTGAACCTAGACTAGATTCAGCTGATTGTAATCTTTCATTAATACCTTGTAACATTTGTTCTGCAGAACTTACATCACCACCTAATTGTTCTAATCTTTGTTCAATGCCACCACCTTCTTTAAATCCTGCACGTCCACCATCTGCAAGACCCGTGAAATCAAATATAGAACCAGCGAATCTTGGTGCTAGTCCACCTAAATTTCTTTTAGGTGTTGTATCTGGTGTTGTAGGATCTTGGTTTACGAAACAATATGCAGGTGGGTTAGGTCCTTTACATGGGTCCATTTGTTGATCTGGTCTATCACCTCCACCAAGTAATCCTCTATCTTGACCTATATCTTGTTTAAGAGCATTCCATTCAGCGTTTGTGTAAAGTTCACCTGTATTAGGATTAACTAAATCTTTAGGTTTAGGTTTATCCATAAAATTTCCAAGATCACCTTTAGCAAATAAATTAGGATTATTTCTTTGCGTTAACATAAACTCAGAATAATTTTGTGGTACAGCTGTTAATTTTTCAAAAGGTCCTCTTGTTGGATCTGTAAACATACCTCTTAATTTATCTATATCAGTAATTCCTTCAGGCTCATAACCATAAGCTAATTCTTGAAAAGCATCAAAGCCGATAGGAGTTTCTTCATCAACACCTTCTAATAATCTGTCGATCGTAGTAAGGTCTGCTCCTTGACTTTTTAAGTAATCTCTGTAGGCAATTAAATTACTATAAGAAGATTTTGCTGCACCAGGTAATTTTCTTGCAAGATTATAAGCTTGTTTTCTTTTATCAAGAAAATTTTCTAAAAAACTTTTCTTTTTTGGTGGTTCAAAAGTACCTTCTTGTATTTGTTTATTTATTTCTTGTTGTTTTTGAAAACCTTTTTTTTCTGTTTGATTATGTCCTGCAAAAGGGTCTGAACCAGGTCCACTATCGGGTCTGTCATTACCTAATCTTTGATCTGATTTAGCTTGATCCTCTGTTTTACCTGCATGACCAGCGTGCCCGAATTGAGCCTGTGATCTACCTGGTGACATACCAGATGATTTTTTATCAGACTTTCCACTTTGATAACCACCTGGTCCTCTATAACCTGGTCGTTTACCATCTGCTGGTTTGTTTACTAGTTGTTGATATTGTTGTGCGTTTGTAATGGCCATCGTTCTATTATATTATAATTTTGTATCTCCTCCAAGAGGTAATGCTTCTACTATTACTTTAACATCTCTTTTAATATCATCAGCTACAGTTTCTGTTGCTGGATCTTGTACATCATTCATAGCCTCTGCGTCTGAGTTATACTCTTGTCCTGTTTTTACATTGGTTAATGTAACCTCTGTCTGAGGTGTGATAATCTTAACTGGTTTACCGTTTATTACTTCTATTCTGTATGATGCTTCTGTTTCTATAAATGACATATTAATCCCTGTTTATCTCCAATATTGATGCAATAACATGTAATTCATTTGCATCTGCTGCTTGTGCCTTTAATACCTCATTTTCTTCTAAAATTAAAGGGTGAGTTAACAGCTCTGTTGTTGCTTTTGAGGCTATTGATTTATCTTTAAACAAATTAAACACTGCTGATGCAGCATTTGTTATAGTAAAAGTTATTGTTGATCCCGATCCAGCATCTTCAGATACTAAAATACTTTTAATTATAGCTCTAGAATCAGATGGTGTTGTATACACCGTAGTATTATCTGTAGTAGTTAAATCTACTAATTCATTTTTATATACGTTAGCCACTTATAAACCAAGAAAATCTTTCTTGCTCCTGTTTTAGCTCATCTAAAAATGTAGAATTTAATTGATCCTTCATAATAGTTAAAGCTCTGTTAATTTGTTTTTGGTTAGATACATCATATTCCGTTTTTGGTTCTGGTATTCTAACATTTATCTTAGCCATTATCTACGTCCATCTGGTTGTACATCCAAACGAAGTGTACCAAATCTCCAGGATTCACCACTGTCATCGTTTTCTATTTTAACGTTTATAAATCTACCTCTAGCTCTTGTATCTTTTTTAATTGTAGTTGAGTCTACTGTAAAAGGACTCAATGTTGTTGTAGTATCTGATTGTTGAGGATATCTTTTTATTCCTAAACTTACTTTTGCATTACCAATTAATGTTTTAAAATCTGGTATAAATCTTCGCATAGCTAAAAATACTTCTCCTGCAACTTTAGGACCACTAGCTCTACCTCTTGCATCTCTTTGTTTTTGTTCTAAATCTATATCGTATGATTTTACAAATGATGACACTATTGTAGTAGATCCATCTTCATTAACTTGATCGGTACCTACCTCATGTTCAAAGAATTTTGTTTGACCTAAACCACTTTGACCTACGATTGTTGGAAAACTACCATTAGCTGTGCTATCATATTTTGTACCATATGGTTTTGGATATACAATTGCATCAATCCAAGATGTTCTTGCTTCTGTTCCTGTGTACCAAACACCACCTTTCATAGGTTCACCGTAATTAAATACAACATACTTGTCATTAAAATTAGATCCTTGTGATGGATAATACCATATAACTTCTGTAAACAGGTTATTGATACCTGCTGCAACCTGTTGTCCTTTTGTTGTATCAAAATTATCAAATACAAAATCTTCTACACTACACGGTAATGATTTAACTGTACCATCAAACATAAAGAAACCATTTGGTGATAACCAGAAAGCTGCACCATCTATTTCAACAACTGCATTTTTACCTATCAAACCACAGTTTGTACCAACTTGTTCAAACCCAAAAGTAAAAGGCGCACCAATAAATTTCATTGTGTATAATGCATTATCTGTAAATACTAGAATTGTTTCTTTTGCTTTAATAGCACCAACTATTTTTGTACCATCTTGTAATCTAAAATCACCCGCACTGTTGATTGCAGTTGCTGCGTAATCATTTATATCTTCTTGATTAGAAAATCTTATAAACATATCATCTTGTGTTGTAGTATCTCCAATAGTTGTTTCAGTTCCTAAATGACATAAGTGTCTAGTTGTTGGTGATACAAGAGTTATTCTTGATGCTGTTGGATTAGATGATGTAGAAAAACCAGATGTAGATGTAGAAGCTCTAACCGTTGTTGGTGATGCAGCTCCTGCATTCCAAGTAAATGTTTTACCATTTGCAATAGTTGCAATCAATACTTGACCGAAGTTATCCAGACTCCATAGACCAGGTTCAAGAGTTACTTCTGATGCTAATACACCTTCACCCCAATCAGAAAAGTTTGTAGCATCTGTAACAGCTGTTCCTGTGTTATGAGATGCATTATCTGTTCCATTAACATTTCTTACAATGCTTTGTAAATTAGGTGATGATATAGATGCATAAGATATTAACTCACTCTCTACTAAAATTCTACCAGCAGCACTAAAGTTTGTAGTTGCAGCCAACGTAACATTTGTACCAACACCACCTGTACCAGCAGAGTTTGCACTTAAAGATCCATTTAAAGTTGATGTTGCAGCACCCGATACAGAACCATCCCATTGAGATATACCCCAACCATAACCATAGTTTTGTGCAGAGGGACCAATTTTTTCATAAGGCTTGACTGCAATACTACCACCTGTTGCAACTGTTCCACCGGCATTACTGCTTTGTGTAATTGTAAAAGTTGTAGGTGTTGGAGCTGTTGTTACTTGAAATAGTTTGTCTTCAAAATCTGATGCACTAAAACCTGTACCACTAGGTAGTGTTACACTATCTAATAAAACTATATCTCCTGGTTCTAAACCGTGTGACGTAGAAGTTGTTATTGTACAAACAGGATCGTTATTAGTTGTTGCAATTGTAGAAGATGATAATGTTGCTTTTAAGGGTGTTATATCAAATAACTGTCCTTCAAAATATAAAAGTAAAAACTTATCTGTTCCAAGGGCCACGTACCTATTTCCATTTAAGTCTACAAAAGCGTGTTGTTTTCTAGCAACTCCACATATGGTATTAGATATTAAAGAAGACCAACCACCTACTTTTTCTGGTAGACCATATCTAAATCTAACATTGTCAGAATCTATCCATCTGTTTTCCGCACCTGCAGTTGTATCTTGTTTGTCAATTCCCGGAAGAAAGCTATATTCAATAAGGGCCATGGTCCGTGCTCCTTATGCCGTGTTTGTTTTATATGCCCAGCCTCTTGTTGCATCAACATACACTAATGCAAAAGCTTGACCGTTAGTATCTAATGTTAAGTTTGATGTACCTGTATTTATTGGTTGACTGTTTCTATTAACAATCAAATTGTTAGAGTTAAAAGTTCCTCTTGCATCAATAAACGTAACCTCTGATCCTACTGCTGGTGATGCAGGTAAAGTTACAGTAATTGGGTTAGCTGTTGTGTTTGCAAATATCTGATCACCATCTACTGCTGTGTATGCAGTAATTGTTGAAGAGTTTAAAGTTACATAACCTTTGTTACGAATACCAAGACTAACATTTGTACCATCTGAATAAACTAATGAAGTAGATCCAATAGGTAATACCACTCCGGACCCTGATACAGTTTTAACTGTAATTGTGTATAGTGCAGACGTACCTCTTGTTGTTGCATCTTCAAAAACAATAATTCTTTCAGACCCATCTGGTATAGTTACATTTCTATTTGCACCTAACGTACCTGTTAATTTTATGTATAAATTTTTACCATTTGATGTTGCACCATTGTCAAGTGCCAAAGCTAAATCTCCAGATCCTAATTGAGATGTAGATAAATAACCTGATGATAATTGTTCTAATATCTGTAAATTTGTATTAGTAATAGTGCCCCAAAGACCTGCTTTTTCACCTGTAGTAATAAGTTCTAATTTTGAATTTGTTGAAAAACTTGATGCCATAATTCTCCTAATACGGGTCTATTGGTGTCCAGACTTGACTGACTCCTGGGTCAATGTCATTCCAAGTAATAATACCCGCGTCT